CCAAATGCTCCACCTGATACTGCTTGTGCTCCTAAACCTAATCTGGATTTTTTTGCTTGTGCATCATAGTCTGCCAGTGATGCATCAATAACTTGTTGTTGGTAAGGTGACATGTAAGATTGAATTGAACCTGCACCTGTGCCTGCTCCAGTTCCTGTTAGAGCTGTTGCTCCTGTTGCTGCTTGACTTGCTTTTGTTAAAAATGGTTGATAAGATCCTAAACCTTTTGTTGGGTCAAGTGCTTGTGCGTATGCTGCTGCTTGTAATGGATCTTGTGCTGCCACCTGTGGTGCAAGTGATTGCATACCTGCTTTTGTAATATTAAACTGTTGTGCTTGCGCTTGTCTTTGTGCAAACTGTTGAGCAGTTTCACCTGGTTGTTGTTTAACTGCATCTGTAACTGTAGGCATTCCAGCTTGTCTTGTAAGATCGGCTGCGTAAGTTTTACCTAATGCTTCTACATATTCTGGCGGAAGTGATCTTGATTCTGTTACACCACCTGTTTGATATCCTATTCTACCACCTTGTGCTCTCATGCTTATACCTAATTCTTCTGCTAACATTTTTCCTTTATCTGATTCCATTTCACCTGATCTAATTAGTTGAGGTATTAAAAGTTTATAAAAATCCATTTTAGTATCTTCATCAACAACACCTTCAATGTCTCCCATTAAGCTGTTAAGAACAGCCATTTCTTCTGATTGACCTTGTGGTACAGGTATAGTTAAATCGCCTACTCTAGTTGTTTTTATTTGTTCTTCGTCCATTATCTAACCCTTCCCTCTAAACTTTTCATTGTGTTATACATCTTTTGTGCTCCTTTATCAATGCTCCCGCCACCCGCTCCTCGTACAGCGTCAGCAGTCATTACAAATTCATTTTTTGACAACATAGCTGGCACGTCATCTGCTTTTTCTTTTACACCAACTGGTACAAAGCCACCTTTATTTCTGTAATCTCTTTCCATAACTCCAGCTTGATTAGTTCTCATAATACCCATAGGCATACTACCACCCATTAATCCTATTCTACCACCTCTAGCTGCACCACTTCTTTGTTGTTCATCTAACATTTTTTGATCCAACTCAGCTAATGTTTCATCACCTTTAAGTGTTTTAAATATATCAGGATAATCTGTTTGAATAGCATTCAATATATCACGATAAGCGGATCTACCTTGCATAGGATCTATTTCTCTACCATCTGCAAAACTTCCAAATCTTTTAATATATGCGTCTGTTTCTTTTCTAAATTTTTCCATAGATGCATCTTGTTCTTGTGGAGATAGATTTGCAAAATTTGGATCCATCATAGGTTCTCTTGGTCTTTGTAAATCAGTAAATTTACCACCTGTATTTGTACCTGCACCTGGTTGAACTTGTTGAAGTTGACCACCGCTAAATGAATTTGCACTAGTTGTTGGTGGTTGGCCTATTGATTCTAAATATTGATCCATTAAACCTCTCATAGTAGAATTTCCTTGTTGGACTGTGCCATCTGGTAATTTGTATGATACAACATCCGCTGTCATAGGTCTATTCATAGCGCCACTATCTTCAAGGAAACTTTCAAAACCACCCATTATATTTTCAGAGCCAGGTGGTGTATAAGCTCCTGTTCCAGGGAAAGGTGATTCTGTAATTGGTCTATCTGGTGGTAACATAGGCATTTCATCTATTGGCTGAGGTTCTGCGCCTGGTAAGTTTGTAATAGGTCTATTAGGCATAGGAATTGGTGCATTTACTCTACCTTCATCATTTTCTTCATAACCAGGTAATGTTAAACCTATGCCTGGATCTGTTGGTAACATAGGCATCTGATTTATTGGACTCACTCCACTTGTTGGTGGAATCGGTCTACCTGGATTTGGTAAAGGCATCTGATTTATTGGATCTACTCCACTTGTTGGTGGAACTGGTCTTTCTGGTGGACCCATAAATTTCTCTTCAAATGTACCATCTTCCATTGCATCTAACATCTCTGGTGTTGGACCTCTTGGATCCATTATTGGATTCATTCCTGGAGTGCCTGGTCCAAGATTTTGAGGTGGTAAACCCGGACTTAAAATTAAATTTTCCTTTTCTCCTATTAGTTGAGGACCTGGTGGTCTTGGCATTGCTCCAGTTATACCTAAATCTGGTAAAGGCATAGGGCCTGAAATTGGTCCTCCTGGTCTTGGCATTGATGGCATAGTATTGCTTCCGTCCCCTATATTTTCAAAAGTTATAGGAACCCTAGTTCCATCATTCGTCATAATACCTGTAGGAGCATTGTTCATATCTTCTGCCATTTGTTTTCTTTCTTCTATAGTTCTAAGCTCTGGCATAGGAATTGCTGAACCTGGTCTTCCTCCGATAAATCTTGGATCATTTTGCATCATGTCAGTTACTCTATCTGGTGGTCTATTATTTAAATCTGGTAAAGGCATAGGACCTGGACTAGTTTGAAGTTTAATATCTTGTAAATTTGGATCTGGTTGCATTCCTGGTAAAGTAGCTGGTCTTGTCATGTTATTTAAATCTGGTAAAGCCATAGGACCTGAAATTGGTCCTCCTGGTCTTGGAGCTGCTTGAACAGCTGGTAGACCTGCTCTTTTTCTTGCTTCATTTAACATAGCCTGGATCCCTGTCGCCTGTCCCCTGTTAGTTGCTATATTTTGTTGCAATGTATTACCCATACTAATACCACCTGTTTGATATCCTATACGACCACCATCTCGAACATTATATCTAGAAACAAATTCATTTCTACCGGCATCATCAAGTGCCATGTATTCAGGATCATTTGCAAAATAACTATCCATATACTTTCTCATTTGTACGCCGACTCTTTCTTTTCTTTCAGCTAAATATTGTTCCATGTCTTGACCTGGTTCAGGATCTGGATAACTTTTTATTAAAGATTCATAAATATATGTTGCAGCACTTGTTACTCCACCAACTAATAATTTTTCTTTTACAATTTGATCTAGTTTTCCAAAACCTGGAACCTTATCACTTAAAAAATCTGTTCCTGTTTTTACGAAACTTGTTCCTTCATTTGCTTTTGTTCCTGGGCTTAAACCTTCTAGTGTTTCACCATCTTCGATAAAAGTGCTTTTTTTCTCACCTTGAAATAAATCTTTCATTGATTGCATTCTGCCTTCACCTATTGGATTTGTAAAACCACCTCTAAGTCCACCACCCATAATATTTTCAGCTCCACCTAATGCTCTTGAACCAGCTCCAAATGCAGTTGTAGCAAGACCTTGTTTAAGTGCATCACTGATGCTACCTCTCTGATCGAATCTACCAATACCTCTCATCAATCCTGCAATGCCAGGATTAAAAGGTGCAACAAACGGTGCAGCTTTAACTGCAATATCTGCAATTTCATTTGGTATAAGTTTTCTAAATCTATCTTTTATTTTGCTACCAAGACCAAATTTTTCTCTAGGTGCTACATTCATGATGCCACCCGATGCACGTAATTGTCTTCTGATTTGAGCTCTTGTTATCATATATATTAAAATTTTGTTTATATTAAAAAGGCAGGATTTTCACCTGAATTCTTCAATCTACTAGTTTTTTACTAATAAATCAAGATTATGTTACAACGGCTCTAGGCGTTACTTCCATGGCCGATAATATCACATGGAGCCTATTTCCAGTTGTTGCTGATACTTTTATAATCTCTCCAGCTTCAGCTATCAAAGGATTAGTTAAAAGGTCTACGGGTCCAGTAGCTGCATCTGCTGGCACATCTCTTTGATAAACTATGCTAAATACAGCATTACTTGTATCAGTTAAAGTTACCGTAAGAGCAGAACCACTGCCACTATCATCGCTTACTAATATTGATTTAATAATAGCTGTTGTAGCAGAAGGCACCGTATACAAAGTAAACGTTGCATCTGATGTTAAATCGACTTTTTTATTTACAAAAACAGACATTATGATCCTAAAAAGAAAATTACCGCATCATTATCTTCAGTTTTTTCTTCTTGAAAAGTTGTATTTAACTTCTCTATTAAACCATTTAAATCTCTTACTAAAGAAAAAAATGTAGTTTGATCATATTCTCTTGGTGGCTGTGTTAATGATTGTACTATTTTTGCCATTATCTTCTTCCATCAGGTTGATAATCAATTCTAAAAGTTCCGACTCTCCAAAATTGACCAGTGCTTGTGTTATCTATTTTTAAAGAAATAGATCGTGCACGTGCACGTGTATCCACTTTTTGTGTATTTGAATTCATTGTAAAAGGACCAAGAGATGAACTAACTTGTGCATCATTTGGAAAATCTCTTAAGTTTAAAGTAACTCTAGCATCACCTGTTTGTGCTATAAAATCTGGTATAACTCTTCTAATTTTCATCATGTATTCACCATCACCAGGTAAACCTTGTTGACCAATATCAAAATCTCCAGATTCAATGTTTGCTGCTATTGCTGTTATAGCACCTTCCTTAACTTGGTTTAATCCTGTTTCGTGTTCATAATAAGTTGATACACCATCACTATTGCCATAAACATAATTAACGTCAGTCGTAGAAGTTGTACCACTTGAATCATATTCAGTTGCATGAGGTTTACCAAACACAGCTGAATCTTGCCAAGCAGATCGAGCTAATGTACCACTAGTCCATACAGGTCTTTGAGTGGTTGAATCTAAATAATTATAAGCAACCATTTTATTTACTGTTCCAGAGTTAGCGCTTGGATAAAACCACATTACCTCACCAAACAAGTTATTTAAACCTGCATTGATGTGTTGTTTTGGAATAGTGTTAATATCATCAAACACATGATCTTCAACCAAACACGGTAATGATTCTAATCTACCTGCATATCTAAAGAAACCGTTTTCTGACATCCAGTATGCAGTGCCATCAACTTCAACAGCTGCATTTTGACCAAGCAATCCACAGTTAGTACCGACTTGTTGAAATGAAAAAGTAAAAGGCGGACCAACAAAACGCATTGTAAATAATGCAGTATCTGTCCAAACATAAATAGCATCTCTACCTCTAATTGCTCCAACAATTTTAGATCCATCTGCAAGTCTTTGTGTACCAGCAGTATTAGTTGCACTAGGTGTATAAGTATTGATATCTTCTTGAGAAGAGAATCTTATAAACATAGGGTCTTGTGTTGATTTTGTTCCAATAGTTGTTTCTGTTCCAAAAAATATTAAGTGTCTATCCGGTGTTGATACTAAACTAAATGCAGATGCAGTTGGTGCACCTGATATAATAGTTGCTCTAGTAGAGTTTGCAGTAGTTGGATTTGAATCCCACTCAAAACTTTCACCACCATTAATTGTTGCAATTAATTTATTACCAAAGTTATCTAGTGACCAGAGTCCTGGTGCTGTAATAATGTCTCCCGATGCTGCAGCATTCCATGAAAAAAAGTTTGATGCATCAGTTACTGTTGCACCTGATGAATGAGATGCTGCAGTTGTACCACTAGCACCTCTTGTTAAACCTGATAAAGTACCACTACTATTACCTGTGTAAGTAATTAATTCTGAACCTATAATAACTGTTCCAGTTGATGGAAAAGAAGATGAACTAGCCATTGTAAGTGATGTAGCACTGGAATTAAGTGCTGATGATAATGTTGATGTAAACTGACCTGCTTGTTGGCCACTCCATGATCCAAGACCAAAACCTGTTGATGCAACTTCAACTGCTGGTCCAACTGGATAATAATGTTTAACTCTAATTCCACCAGATGTACTAGCTCCAGATCCTGATTCATTAGATCCAACATCGATTGTTAGAGTTGTACTAGTTGGTATGGTTGTTACCATAAATTTATTATCATCAAAATTTGATGATGAAAAATTAGAATTTGTAATAGATGAAAAATTATCTAACACAATAATATCAAACTTATTAATATTATGATCAGATGCAAATGTTAGTGTTACAACTGATGATCCATTAGTTGTAGTAAATGCAGAAGTTAGTGTAGTTGTAGTTTTAATAGGATGTATATCATAAAAAATACCTCCAGAATAAGCATACAGTATTCTATTAGTTCCTAGCACTGCATACTTAATACCAGATGTATTTATAAAATGATGAATGGCTGTATTACGACCTGTTATATCAACAGAACCTAATTGTGCCCAACCACCTATTTTTTCAGGTGTACCGTATCTAAATCTAACATTATCTCCACCAACCCATTGGCCTTCACCACCTGTTGATGTAACTTGTTTATTAAACCCAGGTTCAAATTTTAGTTTTTGTAACATAACTTAGTCCTAGCTTTAAAACGTGTTTTATAACTTAGCCAACATATGTTGTGCCATCAGTTACAGCTTTATCAATTGCTGTAAAACTTTCGTCAGTCCAAATTGATGTAGTACCATCTTCTTTTTTCATAGCCTTCATAAGCTCTAGGTGTTCTACGTTTCTTGAAACACATGCTTTTTTTTCTGCATCTGTTTCTCCATCCATAGCTGTACCTGCAATTACTGCATTAATTAAGTCAACACTGTGACCCATTGCTGTGTAATCTTGAGCTATTTCGTCTGCTGTTTTATCTGCCATTTTATTTTCTCCTTATATTGTTGCACATGCAACTTTTTTAGTTTTATCGAGTTTTTTAAAATTATCAATAATTATTTGAGGTTCTACCATATTATTTCTTGGGTCACTATCATTAAATTTAGCCTCATCCCACTTATCTTTCATATGAAAATGTAAGTTTTTATTGTGTGAATAACCAAATTGAGTCCACCTTGTTGAACCCCAAATAACAACTCCATAAGATTTAGCTGATGGTGAAAAGTGTTGTAGACAACTATCAATACTAATGAACCCTTCAGCACCTTTTAACATTTCATGGATCTGGGCCCAGTGTAAATCACATCTAATAGTTTTTTGATAGTGTGGTTCATTGGGTAAGACACAGTTAATTATAGTGGTATCAGGATATTCTTCTTGCAACATATTAACTAATTGTTGTGCAAGATAAGGCTGATAGTTTCTATTTGGATTGATGTTTGTATACTGAACATTGTCTCCATAATTCCATTTAGGTTGACCTCCACTAAATTGAATCATAATGTATTTACCAATCTTATTATCAGCTAACCATTTAGTAACGGATGCTTTATGTTGATCTGTATATAATTTACCTGTCATAGATCTATTAAAATCTACACCATGATGTTCACAGTAACTTTCAATAATGTGTTGTTTACCAAATTGAAAATTTGATTTGTATGGCTCACAATAAAATATATTATCAGACGCCATGATCCTTGGATCTTGTAACGGTATAGTTTGTT